GCTCCATGTTCGATCTTGAGAAAGCCATCAACGACATTCAGCGGGGATCCTATGATCGATGAGATCAGAGCCGCCTTGGTGCGGCTGCGAGAAACGCACCACGACCCTTATGTCACGGCGCGGGTGAACGAGATCCTGAAGCATGTCGAAGAACTTGAAGTCCAGATTTCAAACCCTGACCGACCGGCTGATGCTGGTGTATCTTCTCGCGTCCTTAGCCGTGGTCCTGACTGCGATATTTTTGAGCATGGTTTGAGCAGCTTCGGAACCATGGATTGAAGAAAGGGAGTTTCGGAATGACCTTCGAAGAGGAGCTTCTCCACCGCCTCTCCAGGGGTGAGACGCTGCAGTTCAAGCAGGTTTCGCAGTACGCTGGGCACAACCGGGCAGAGGAAAGCATGATCCGGTGGAAGGTGACCCACGGCACCAAAGAGGGCAATGATCTAGATCTCTGGGGCGGGAGAACTTTTGAGCTTTCAATCTGAGGGGGAATTGTGTGCAAAATGTGAAGCAGGAGCGCTGGAAGCGAGCCTACAAGGCCGGGCAAACCGGCTACATTCTTGGTGAGTTTGAGGACTCAAACCCGTATGGAAAGGACAACTTATTCCTCCACTGCGCATGGTTCGCAGGCTTCTGCGACCAGCACAGCGAGACCGCAGGAAGAGGGGCGCCATTGCCGAGGAGGGAAGATGACGCTGGTCACCTTCGAACAGATGCTAAGACTGCATGACTGGGACTGGCTCCACGACGAGGATCCCAGCATTTACATGAATGGGCGCCACCAAGAAGGGCGCATCAATGAGGCCCTTGGGATCCTTGAGGCTCAGGGGCAGGGTGAAGAAGCGCGCCAGCTCTTCAGCACCTACTCCGGAGGGATGAGAGATCTGCCATGAAACAGTCGTTGAAAAACAAGGTGGACCAGCTGGTCAAGCACATGCCACCCCACCAAGCAGGGGCGCTGCGCTTCGTTGCTGATAAGCGGGAGGAGGCAGGACGCAGCGAATGGCTTATCATTGCGGAATTGCGGGCAGCGTTGGGTGGAACGTCGGCGCTGCGGCGGTTCTGGAATCGGCTGATGGACAAGATCAATGGCTGGAAGAGGAAGGCCAAGGAAATATCCAAAGAGCGCCTTTGAGATCCCTGGGGCGTTCCTCTTTTTCATGAGGGACGAGATGGGGCTGGAGGCGCCCGAGGTTCTCATGACCCACCAGAACCGGGTGCTAATCGATGGCGAAGATCCCTACCTCGGGCATCTTCTCGACGAGGCACACCTCTACCTTGAAGACCCAGCGCGGGACAGTCGGCTGGCTCGCTCAGCCAAGTACACGATAAACACCATCTATCAACATTTCGGAATCAGTTGAGGAAATCAATCAAACGCCAACAGGCGTTTGAGGAGGACGTTTGAAGCGCGGTTGAGGTGGCCGTCGTTCTCAATCCAAAACACGTCGCTGGCGGAGCGCACCCCGTCCTCCATGGTCAGACGATAAGAATGGTCCCCGTAACCGGGCTCATGCTGAACGATGACCTCGTTGTACTGGGCGATTCTTCGAAGCGTGTCCTTCATGGGACCAAAGCGATTATTCATGTTCCCTTTCCTTTTTTTTCTTCGCCGCCATGCGCTCAACGTAAGGCATGAATTTCTCGCCAAACTTCAGCTCCCACCAGCGCTCCCAGGTCATGCCTCGCCGGGGCACCTTCCAGAAGCGCCGGGTCCAGACCCAGCGGGCGGCATAGTATTTAATCTCATCCGCCCACCGGGCCTCTTGCTCCGGGGTGGTCTCACCAAAGTTCATCGATGCCGAACTCGGTGGTTCCTTCGACCCCATAGGGGCGATAAATGCCGCTCCTCTCAGCTTCAAGGATCGTCGCCAGGGCCTGCTCATTCTTTGACTCAGCGTAGGCGATGGCTTCATCCGAGAGGGTATAAATCCCGTAGGGATAGGGGGGCTGCTTCTCCTGAGCCAAGAAAAAGAACTTGGCGGCAGGGATCCCCACGCGCTCAGCAGCTCGCAGATAGAGTGCTGCCTGCTGGTGATAGCGGAAGGAGTTGATGGCCGAGCGGAAGCCACGGGGTGACGCATCCCGGCAGGTCTTCAGATCCCAGACATCAGTCCCCGTGTACCAGTCGAAGCGCGCCTTGAAGGGGTGCCCTAGCCACTCAAAAACCAGCGTTAGCTCAGCCTTGTGCTCTGGCTTCGGAACGTAGTCGGCGACCACCTCCCGGCGAGCCATGCAGGTCTCGTACAGCTCGCGCTTGATGGGAGTGCGCCCATCGACGGTGGAGAGCCAATCCTCGTACTCCTCCTTGCCCGCCTTGGTTCGCCGATCCACGTCAGGGATGATGGCGAACTCCTCATCGAACTTATGCAGCTCAAGGAAGACGGTATGCTGCACCCGACCCTCAAGGAGTGCAGGCGACTCCGAGAGGGGCGGGGCAAACTTCCACTGGAAGGGGCAGCGGATCGCCGAGGTCAGGTCGTGGGAGCGGAACGCCTTGATGGCAGCGTACTGCTCATAGGACAGATCTTCGTAAACCCCCGGCTTCATGCGGCTTCCTTACGGGGATCATCTCCGCCAGCGAAGCGCAGGTACCACAGAGCTTTCTTGTAGTCCTCCGCTGTTTTCCCTTTGTAGGGCGCCCTCCACATATATTTGAAAGCATTGATGCGGGCGTAGGTGCGCACCGCCTCAACCCCAAACACCTGAATCATGGCGTCGATGCACTCCAGCCCACCCGTCTTGTAGTGGGGAGGGGAGTTCACCATGTCCTTCTTCTTGCGAGCCACGGCGCGCTTCTTGGTTTTCACCACGGCTTTCTTCGCCTCAAAGCGTGCCTTCTGGTAGGCCCGAACACAGGGCTTGCAGCTGCTATTTAAGCCGTCCTTGGTTGCAGCGTTCTTGTGGAACTCCGCGACCACTTTTTTCTCACCACATTTCTTGCACAATTTCATCCCCGCGCTCCTCCTCTAGAACGGGATGGGGTCGTCGAGATCCCCACCGTCATCAGGCTTATCCATGTCGGCCATGGCCTTCTCATGGTTTGCCGTCATGGAAGCGATAGCGGCTAAACCACCACCGTCCCCAGCGCCATCAGCGATGCGCTTGCGCTCACCCTTCGCCATGGCTGCTCGCATCTCAAAGGAGTTGTCGATCATCTCCTTCATGAAATTGGGCAGCTCCTCATAGATGTCGCACATGGCCTTGGTCTCTGGCGTGCTGTCTCCAGAAAATTCAGCGCAATAAACGTCGAGGTCAAAGGCTGTGAGGGGGTTGTGGGTCTTCATTTTTTTGAAGCCGCCGGTTGGCTTAAAAACCGACATGACCTTCGCCCGACCGTTGGCCGTGTGACCGACCTCCAGCTCGCAGTTCACCCCGAGCACGTTGGTCAGATCGAAGCCGCGAAGCTCCTCATCGGAAAAGGATTTTCCGCGCCACATTTTGAGGTCTTTGTGAAGAGTGCTATTTTCGTTCAAGGACAATGTGTATTGCTTCATGATAGACATCGGGCGCCCATCATCAAGCTGCAGTTCGGGCAGCTCCCACTGGATAAAGATCACATGCCGCTTCTTGGGATCTTCATCCTTGAACTGTTCTTCGCGGGTTCCCGCATCGATGAGCCGGTAACAAACCGCGTTGTGAGTGCCCTTCGGGACGGCTTCATAGTCGCCGCCAGACGCGCTGACTTTTAGTGCCATGAGACTTTCTCCTAGATGCACGATTGCAAAAACCTGTAGGATTGTACACACTGAATAGGAAACAACGCAACCAGCGAGGGGATAAAGGGCGTGGCTTTTATCGTCAAGAGACCGAACCAGAAAGATCACAGCAAGCCGCTCACCGGCATCGCTGAGCAATTTGAAGCATGGCTACTCGCCCAGGGGCTGCGCCCCGACCCCAAAAAAGGACTGGTGATCGACGGCAAGATTGGCCGCGCCTACGTTGATGTGGATGGGCAGCAGAAGCTGGTGGGTTGGTACCAGCTGTGGGTGCATCAAGCCATGCCCTTCGGGCGCTGCGGTGACTACCGGGTGGATCCGAAGAAGGCCACGGCGACGTGGAAGCCAGAAAATGAGGGTGCCTTCGAACTCACCGAGGAGATGAAGGCGGAGATCCGCGCCCTGCAAGAGGAAGCTGAGCGGGACCGGGTTGAGCGTCAAACCCGCGCTGCGATCAGAGCCCAGCGGCAGTGGGAGGAAGGCACCAAGTGCGACATCCACCCTTACCTGCAGAAGAAGGGGTGCGCAAGCCATGGCCTGAAGGTAAGCGGGGCGGGGCTGCTCATGATCCCCATGCTCGACGAGCACTTGAAGGTGGTAGGGCTGCAGTTCATTGATGAGACTGGGCAGAAGCGGTTCCTGACCGGCAGCAAGAAAAAGGGCAGCTTCTTTGTCCTCGGCCAGCCGCTCCTCCAGGGGGCACAGGAGATCGCTTACGTCGAGGGCTACGCCACCGGGGCCAGCTACTTTGAGGACCATGGGAAGCCCACGGTGGTTTGCTTCGATGCCTACAACTTAGAGCCGGTGTCCGAAACTATCGCCAAGCACTTCACGCAAGCGAAGCACCTCTTCATCGCCGACTTCGACGACAGCCAGACCGGGGAGCGGGAGGCCGTGAAGGCGGCGAGCAAGATCCGCAGCCTGGGGCTGGAAGCCGAGGTGCTGATCCCTGAGTCCAAGGGGGATTATAACGACCACAAAAACGCCGTGGAGGGGGAGCTTCTCCCGGCCCTCAAAACCGTCGACATCCCCATCAATTTTGAGTGGCAGAAGAGCGACCGGGGTCGGTTCCTGAACAGCAAGGAGAACGTCCTCGGCGTCCTCAAGATCAACGATATAAGCGTTTGGTACAACGTTATAAAGAAGCGCATGGAGATCCAGATCCCCAACCAGAGCTTTATTGCGGATCTGAAGGAAGAGGCTGCGCTCATCGAGATCGAAGATCGCTGCATCCAACTCGGCATCCCCCACACCAGAGTAAGAGACTATCTCAAGCTGTTAGCCGAAGAATACAACCCGGTTAGGGATTGGATCGAAAGCGAACCATGGGACGGCACCGAGCGCCTGCAGGACTTCCTCAACACCATTGAGAGCCCGCACAGGGAACTCAAAGAGACGCTGATGACGAAGTGGCTGATAAGCTGCGTGGCCGCAGCGTGCGAACCAAACGGCATCGAACTGGAAGGGATCTTGGTTTTCCAAGGTGCGCAGGGTCTTGGAAAGACCCTGTGGTTCAAGCGGCTGGCGGACTACGACCATGGCTGGCTCCTTGAAGGCGCCACGCTCAACCCCAGCGACAAGGACTCAGTGAAGCAGGCAGTGAGCCACTGGATCGTCGAGCTGGGGGAGATCGAATCCACCTTCAAGAAGTCAGACATCGACCAGCTGAAAGCCTTCGTCACCAAGAAAACCGACGAGCTGCGCCTACCCTACGACCGTGGTTTCACCATCTACCAGCGCCGCACGGCGTGGTATGCGAGTGTCAACGCACGGGAGTTCTTGACCGACTCCACGGGGAACCGGAGGTTCTGGGTGGTCCCGGTGAGCAAGATCCACTACGACCACAAGATCAACATGCAGCAGCTCTGGGCCGAGGTGCACCACCGGCTGTATAAGCCAGGGGTGCGCAACTGGTTCCTCACCAGCGAGGAGCGCGCAGCGCTACAGGACAGCAACGAGATGTACCGCACCCAGAGCAGCGTCGAAGACCTGCTCCTTGAGCACGTCAACTTCACCAGCCAGTCAACGGAACCAGTGCAGATGACGAAGCTGCTCCGAGATCTCGGGATCCAGAACCCGCGAGCTGGGGAGTTCAAGGAGGCGGCGAGGGTGCTCTCAAGCCATGGAATTGAACCGAGGAGGAGCAATGGGAGGAAAGTATACGACCTTGAATACTCTCTCCCAGCACAGCTCTCACGGGGTCAACCAGGGATAATGGGCACGCCCCTTGGGGCTTACGATGATCTTGTGTGAGGCAGGGTAGGGTAAGGGTACCCTGTTCCCGTGTCGTTGTATAAAGTGCGCATAAGTCGACACGCTACTTAAAGTGATTTCTTAAGAGTGGAGAAAAGGTACACTGTACCCTGTTAAGGTCTACTGTAAGCTATTGATTTAAGGTGTCTTTTAGACAGGGTAGGTTAGGGTACCTTTTTTATATAAGTAGTAAATATGTAGGAGTATAAACAGGATAGTGGTGTGTTTATACGTTACCCAGATAGTTATAGGAAAGTGGGTGATACCCTGCCCTGTACCCTGTGTATGAATATACAGTGGTACGCGGGGGTGAGAGAGGACACGATGGCGGCGCAGCTCAGCGCATCACCGGGCGGAGCGAGACCATCACCGGGCGAAGCGACCGGATGGCGGGGGAGTGCGGAGATTGCGGGCAGCGGGCGCCACGCACCCAGCGGGCTCAGCGACCCAGCGGGCTCAGCGACCCAGCGGGCGGGCGGCTTGGAGAAGTTGGCGCTTGGGGGTGGGGGATAAGATGTGAGCCAGGGCTCATGTTTTAACAAGCGAGGAAACGATGGAAGAGAGCGAAGAGAAGAGAGGGCGTGGCCGACCGAAGAAGGAGAGGCCGAAGCTGGTTAATCCTCCGATGCTGTTTGAGCCTGATGAAGAGTATGGGCTGACCGACATGCAGACCGCTTTCGTCTATTGGTACACCGAGGGTGCGTGCGGTCAGACCGAGGCAGCTCGCAAGGCTGGCTTCTCATATCCAGCCGCAGCTGCGAGCAGGATGCTCGACGGGAAGAGCCAGCCGAATGTGGTGAAGGCGATCAGGGCCAAGCAGGAGGACATGCGAGCTCGCTACTCCATCACGCCAGAGAAGACCGGCAAGATGCTTTGGCAGATCACTGAGAGCGCCTTCGATGCTGGCCACTACAACGCTGCAGTGAGCGCCCTGAAGGAATTGAACAACCTCGCCGGGTTGACCATTCACAGAACCCAGAATCTCAACATCAACGCGAACTTGGACA